TCAACGAGGCGGTTTCTGCCGGAACTGCGGTCATGCAATCGCTTCAAAAGCTTCTTGGTATTGACCCGGACGAAATAAAGACTGACAACAAGAAAAGCAAGGAAGGCAAGAAATGGGGTGTGGAAGAAGTCCTGAAACATTGCACTTTTGAAAACAACATCCTTCGCCTTCCTGATGTGCAGCTCAATCCCAAGTCTTACGCCGAGGTGAAGAAATGGATTATGGAAGCCGGAGGCAAATGGAACGGCGGCAAAGTTCAGGGCTTCACTTTTGACTTCGATGCCACGCGGGTAGCGGAAATCCTCATGAGCGGCAAAAGATGCAATCTAAAGCAGGACTTTCAATTCTTCTCGACACCGCAGGCTCTTGCTGATTGGATTGTATCGTTGTCGGATGTCCGTCCCGATTATGCCGTCCTTGAACCGAGCGCGGGAACCGGAGCGATAATCTCCGCGATTCACAAGGCATGTCCCGATGTAAATGTCGATGCCTTTGAACTGATGCCGGAGAACAGACAGATTCTTGAAAAGATGTCGGGTGTGTCGCTTGTAGGAGAAGATTTCACACAAGGCGTTCCGCGTCTGTATGACCGGATTTTTGCCAATCCCCCTTTCTCCAAAAATCAGGATATACGACATGTCCGATTGATGTATGACGCATTGAATCCCGATGGTGGAGAAATGTGCGTGATAACCTCACAACATTGGGTGTCGGGGGCTGAGAAAGAATGTGTGCAGTTCCGAGAATGGCTTCATGAAGTCTGTACAGAGACCCACGAAATCCCCAATGGTGCATTTGATGAGTCCGGTACCAATATCGCGACTATGGCGATAGTTATCCGAAGAAAGGCTATTGCATAAAACGCAATAAAAATGACGTGAAGTATATTGATATTTGCACAAAAGACGATTATGTCAGTCAGATGGAGGAACTTGGCGGTTCAAGGGTAGCGAGGATTCCCATTCTGTATGTCAACACCGGAACTGAGTATTGGATTTCCGAGAATGGAGACAACGCTTTTGTCGTGCGGGAGATATGCGGACGCATGTTTGTTGACGGCATAAAGATTTTTACAAAAAAACGGAGTGCTAATTCCGAGCCATATATTAGATACCGGACTAATCGTAATACACAAATTACGATAACGGTCAGTCGTGCTGTATATGGAGCCTTTATTCTCAAAGATACTTTGCCGAAACATCTTCCACATCACAAAGATGGCAATCCTCTAAATTGTTCACTTGACAACCTTGAATCAACAGAGATTGACGGTCGTTTGAAAGTAAATATGGATAAGTTCGCCGGTGATTATTGTCGTAATTTCGCGTGGTTGACGGATTATTGTCAAGCGCAGTTTGCGAAGTGTCGTCAGGATGCGGAGGATATTGTTTCAGAATCTTTTATTTCTGTATGCGAACATAGAAAGCCTATCAAATATTTCTGTACGGCATGGATGCTAAGTATTCAGAAAAGATTCAAGTTCCGGCAATACCTGCACAATCATCAATCCCTTGATATTTTAGAAGAAACACAAATAAATTAACATAAAACACAAACAACATGGCACAATTATTTGAGACCAAAATCCGCTACGACAAGATTCAGGAAAACGGAGCGATGAAGAAAGTGACGGAAGCCTACCTTGTGGACGCATTGACGTTCACGGAAGCCGAGGCGCGAATCATCGAGGAGATGACACCCTGCATCAGTGGCGAGTTCTCCGTGGTTGCAATCAAGCGCACGAAGATAGCGGAGGTGTTCTGGAATCCGGAAGCAGAGAAGTGGTGGACGGTCAAGGTCAACTTCATCACGCTTGACGAAAAGACCGGGGTTGAAAAGAAATCAACATCCCTTATTCTCGTTCAGGCGGACAATGACGTATCCGCGCGCGAGAAGTTCAATGAGGGAATGAAAGGTACGATGTCAGATTACGAAATTGCCGGAATAAACGAGACTAATTATCTTGAGGTGTTCAAGTATTCCGACACGGAAAAATAATTGATTGAGGGGGTATGCTTCCGGCAACGGACTGCATGCCCCCTTGCTCTGCTTAAATACATTTCAATGTAAGTAGTATATAATAATATATAAATATAATAATAACTAACATCTGATAGAAGTATATAGCGAAATAAGTATTATGGCGACATTAAATCAAGTATCACTTATCGGTTACGTGGGCGATGATCCCAACGTGACACAGACGAAAAGCAACGAGTATCTGGCAAGTATGAGGATTGCCACAACAGAGCGAGGTTTCACCAAGAAAGACGGCACAAAGGTAGAGGACAAGACAGAATGGCACAACGTGGTCTTCTTCGGCTCTATCGCGGAGAAGCTGATCGCTCCATACATGAAGAAAGGAAGCTGTGTCTTCATCCAAGGGAAACTGCGAACGAGAGCCTACGAAAAGGACGGCATCAAAAGATACGTCACCGAGGTTGTGGGCGATAACATTCAGCTTCTAGGTAAGAAAAACGAACCGGCAACATCCGCGCCTACATCATCTCCAGCTCCTTTGTCCGGCACACCGATTTTCGGGGAAGGTGGAATAATCGGCAACCGTTCAACGGATGAAGATCTACCGTTTTGATATCTAAAGTAGATTAAAATAGAAAAAACATCAACGTTGTGAGACACGAAGAGGAAGACTTGCAGATAGCGTGCGTTCAGTGGTTCTCGCTCCAATACCGGAAGTATGCGTTGTTGCTTCATCACTCGCCGAATGGTGGATGGAGACGCATAAGAGAAGCGCAACGGTTCAAGGCGATGGGGACGAGAGCCGGATTCCCCGACTTGCAGCTATGTCTGCCGAACGGTAAATATCACGGCTTGTTTATCGAACTGAAATCAAGAAAAGGTATTCAGCAACCCTCACAGAAAGCGATGCAGGAAGCGTTGGAGAGTGCGGGTTACCGTTATGAGATTGTACGCTCAATAGACGGATTTATTGAATGTGTCAATGATTATTTAAAAGCGTAATAATATCACTAATTAAAAGTTGATTGAATATTTTGAAATGTGTATTTGTTAAGCACATAAAAAATTGCTATATTTGCCAATTAATAAACGCGGCACAAAGAATTTATGGGAATATTGAAAAATCAACGTCATGAGATCTTCTGTCAGGAGTACCTGAAAAGCGGGAATGCTTCTGACGCTTACCGCGTGGCATATCCCCATGTGTTGAAATGGAAGAAGCCAGATTCCGTGACAAGCGCGGCTTCAAGGCTGATGAACAATGTTAAGGTTGCGGCAAGGGTAAGGGAATTGCAGGAAGAGCAGCAGAAGCGGTGCGCTATCACAAAAGACCGCCTTTTAAGCGAGCTTGGAAAGATTGCCTTCTCTTCAATCGCGGACATGCACAACACATGGATTGAGCGCAAGGACTTCGAGCAGCTTACCCCCGACCAAAAGGCATCCATCAAGAGCATATCCACAAAGATGATGAAGAAAAACATCGGTACGGCAGACGCTCCTGAGATTGTCGATGTGGAATATGTCAAGATTGAACTGCATGACAAGCTGAAAGCTATCGAGCGCATCTGCAAGATGCTCGGGTTTGATGAACCTGTTGAAAACCGTATATCTATCACAGACGAAATGAGGGAAATCACCATGGAAGAGGCGCAAGCCCTCATAAAAACTTTGGAGGAGAAGTACTGACCGCATGACAAATCCGCTTGGCATATACCGCTCATGGCTGCTTTCGGACAGCCTTAACTTCACCCGTTTCTGTTATCAGATAACGAGTGGGGGAGAGCAGTTTATTGTCAACGGGCATCACCGCATGATTTGTGACGCTCTCAATGATGTAATCAAGGGAAAGACAACTTTTCTTATAATCAACATCGCGCCACGTTATTCCAAGACACAAATTGCCGTCAAGAGTTTCATTGCAATGGGGTTTGCCATCAACAAGCGTTCGCAGTTTGTTCATCTTTCTTATTCCAAAGACCTTGCCATTGACAATTCCATCTGTGTAAAAGAGATTGTGGAAAGTCCGGAGTATCAAAAATACTTCCCTATGACCATCGGCGAAAACCGCGACACAAAAGCGCGATGGGACACCGGAGCCGGAGGCGGTCTTTACGCAACTTCGACTCTCGGGCAGATAACTGGATTCGGAGCCGGGGCGGTCGATGTGCCGGGCGAACCTTACAAGTTCAGCGGTGCGATTATCATCGATGACCCGATCAAGCCGGAGGACGCGCTTTCCGACACTGAGCGCGAAAAGGTTAACCGCCGCTTTGAGACCACCATCCGCAACCGCGTCAATTCACGCAACACGCCCATCATCATCATCATGCAGCGGCTTCATGAGCGCGACCTTTGCGGCTATCTTCAATCCATCGAGCCTGACAAATGGCGCGTGTTGTCAATTCCATGTCTCCGCATTGGCGAAGACGGCAAGGAAGAAGCCCTGTGGCCTTTCAAACACACCGTGGAAGAGCTGTATGCAATCAAAAAGGCAAACAGCTACGTTTTTGAGACCCAATACATGCAAGATCCCAAGCCGATAGAGGGCTTGATGTACACCCGTTTCAAGACCTACTCCATGTTGCCCCGCGAGAAGTTCCGGCGGCGCAACTACACCGATACCGCCGACACGGGAGCCGACTACCTTTGCTCCGTCTGCTATCTGGAGACCAAGACTGCGATGTATGTCACAGACGTGCTGCTGACAAAGAAACCGATGGAATACACCGAGCCGAAGACCGCCGAAATGCTCCTCTTCAACCGGACGGAAGAAGCCAACATCGAAAGCAACAACGGAGGGCGCGGTTTCGCCCGGAATGTGGAGAGGATTGTCAGGGAAGATGGCGGCGTTATCTCCCGGCGCATGTCGTTCCGGTCGTTCCATCAAGGTGACAACAAGCAGGTGCGCATCTTCTCTCACTCAGCCGAGGTGCAGAACCTTATCTATTATCCGGAGGATTGGGAAGTTCGGTGGCCGGAGTTTGCCAACGCTCTTAAATCCTACCGCAAGGAGGGTATAAACACGCATGACGATGTGCCGGACGTACTGACCGGAATGGTGGAATACTTCGGGCGCAGCTTCGACAGCGTGAGCAACGAACAGATCCTTAACGATATTTTATAGACTTACAATTATATGCACAGAGATTTCTTCAAACAGCCCATCGACCGCATCATTGACGAGTTGACTCAAAAGGTCAATCCGGTGCCGTCGTGGGACGCGCTTAAAAAGCTCTATGAGCCGAAGCTGCACAAGATTGTCACCGACACGACCACGCGCAAGGACAAGATACGCGAGGACGGCACAATTGAAAAGGCGGCACGCATCCCCATCGGGCTTGAAAAGCTTCAGGTCAAGCGAACCAATGAGTTCATGTTTGCCCTCCCGGTCAAACGCGCTTATTCCAATACCGAGGGTGAGGATGATGCCAGCAAGAAGCGCCAAGCTATCGCCCGCGCAATGGAAGCCATCTACAAGCACGCCCGCATCGATGCCGAGAATAAACGCCGTGGACTGTCTTATTTTGCGGCGTGCGAGGTGTTGATCATCTGGTACACGGTAGAGGCTCCAAACACGCTCTACG